AGGCGGGGTTGTTCGTGAAGGCTTGTGCGCCAACGAGGTTGTTAAACACATACTCTTGCGACGGGTCAATAATAGCAACACGAGTGCCACCAGCTTGAGCCTTGTCCAAAGCATATTTAGCTTTAGCAAAGTCGTCTAGCGACAACACAGTGTTTGACGAACCCGAAGCCACAAAACGGTGGTCAGCACCATTAATAGTGTTGGTATTATCAACCGTTTGCGTGTTAGCCAAAGCAAACACAGAACCTTCAAGGTTCTCGTCCAAAGCGCGGCGCATTTTGGTTGGGAACATACCAATCAATTGTTGCGAATAATAACTATCCTGCTTGGCTTTATCCGTGATGAAAGTAGCAGCCTCAACGTAGCGGTCGATGCTAAAGGTGAACTCACCAGTATCCATCGAATCATACGTAACAGGCGTATTTTCAGCCACTTCACGCATCGGCAATTCGCCAACAGAAGGAATGTTAAACGTATTCCCGTCAGGAAAACCATTGAGCATACGAACATACTTCGTGCCCATCAGTTGTTCTTGCAGGATGTCTTTTAGTTCAGATGACCAGAGTTCAGTGCGAACCAGATGGTCATTGACTTTTGCATAATCAACACCAGCCATTTATTTCTCCTTATCGACCAAAATATAGGTCGGGGTTTTTAGTAACAGTTTGTTGCAACTTGTATTGAAACTCTTGTGACCAGTATAATTCAGGGCTTTCCTTACGGATTTTAGCAGCCCATTCCTTAGTACCTTCAACAGTGTCACGAGGCGTTCCGCTATACGTTACAGACGTAGTATTTGCAGAGCCAGTATCCATGTTATTAGTAACAGCAGGTGTTCCTGCAAACAAAGACACAAATTCTGCAGGGTCAGTTGCAGCCAATTCCATCAAGATTTTTTGTTTCTCAGGAGTGTTAGCTCGTTTTTGAAAAACTTCACCTGCTTTTTCACCAAACTTTTCTTTCATAAGTTTGTCTGCCATAAGCAAGTTTTGATTCTTGGTTTCAGAGGCTTTTCTACCCTCTAACGTTCTATCTACAAGTTGTTGCACATCTTCTGGGCTTAACCCTGAAACAGTAGGCTTGTCTGCCTCTGGTGCTGGTTCCTGTGTAGTGATACGTTCAAGCACTTCATCAATGGTTTTAGCTTGTGCTACTTGCTGACGTAGTTGTTGATTTTCCTCTTTCAAGGTGTTAATAAACTGGTCAGCATTTGCATAGGCTTTTGCCAAATCTTCCGGGCTTTTATATTTTTGTTTTTCACCAACAAGGGCGTTAAACAAAGACGCTTCAGTTGTCGCTTCAGCAGGTTGTGCAGATTGGTCGTCTGCTTGATTATTAAAAATAGTAGCATCGGTCATGCTTTTCTCCTTATATTATTTGCTTAGAGTCAAAAAAACACAAAAGTTTACATTTTAGCTGATTTTGGCAGTATAGAGATAATATAGTCAATCACCTTTACCTGTCCCATATTATACGCTAATTTAGCGTAATGATTAGGGCAATCAAAATCATCCTTTGTAATACTATTTACTTCTTCTTTTAAATCCACCAATACTTTGTACAGCGGTTCTAAAGTGTACCCAGCATTTTCCCACAGTTTTTTGTATTCTTCTGCAGACGTATCACTAGGCTTGTTTTTAATAAGTTTTAAATTCATTGTTGTTCAGGAGGCATTTGTTCCTCCATGTTTCCTTCTAAATCAACTTGTTGTTGTACAGCTAAATCTTCTTGCATTTGGTTAATAAGTTGTTGCGACTCAGCTTGTTCAAACAACATGGCATTGTCTTGTACAATCTTATAGTTTTGCCAGCCAAGATTTTCTTCCAATGCTTTAGCAATAGCTTTACCGCTAATGTGTGCGGCTACAGTAGGAATGGCTTGTACAGCAGCAACTGTCTGTGACAACTCTTGAATAAATTTAGCTTGTTCTGCAAAATGGCGTGCGCCAATAGGATAAATTTTACCAGCAGCCATTAAATCATCTTTAGTAATTTCAACAAAATCCTCTGTGCCAAATTGTTCGTCAACAGCACGAATACGCTCTACACCTTCAAAATTACGAATAGCTTCGGCTAACATACCGTTAAGCAACGGCTCAAGAATGTTTCGTTCAAACCAACTTACTTTGCTTTGGAAAATACGCCCAGCAGCATTTTCAAGACGCTGCACTTCATATTTAGTTTTTTCACCCGGAGTACGGATACCCATAGCCTCACGAGGCGTGCCAGCAAGTTCTTCCATACGATTCATTAAATTACGAATTTGTAGGTCTGCTTGTAGTGCAGTAGCATCAGGGCGCATAAAGTCTACGTCACCTTCATCTCCAACAAACACTGTAGCACCCGGCTCATACTCAAACTCTTCTACCGTAGTTCCACGCACTTTCATTACTGGATATGCAATAAGGTCAAATACGTCAGCTTTAAGGTTTTCCAAATGGTCAATACGATATTGCATACCAACCAGTTGGTCTAACGGCCCTTGTGCCCACAGGTTGTCAGTACGTAGACGCCATCCACAATGATGAATTGGTTTACGACCTGTCCACAGCGGGTTAAGTTGTTTACGTAAAATCCACTTACGGTCAATAATAGTAATAAGTTGATTGCGTAACATTTCTTGCGTTTCAGGGTCATAGATGTCACCCCAAAATTCTAACAACTCTACCATGTCACTATCAAGGTATTCATCTAAACTACCAAATCCATCAATAGCTAAGTTTACTTCTTTTTTAAACTCAGGGTCATCACGATAATTTTGACGAAATTGCAAAGCTTTTTTAACAGATGTTTTATTGTAATTTAGTGCTGGTTTAGTTTCAATGTCAGTAAGCAAGTCGCCAATAGACTTAAGCATACGACGAATAACAGGTGTTTTGTCAAACGATTCACTTACAGGATTAAGAACAATGTCGTTTGGATTAATACGATAGGCTTTAGGCCCGACATATTTAGACACTATCTGACCGTCTGGGCCTTCTACAATATCTCGTACATAATCATACGTAACAAACACGTTACCAAAATCAATGTAGTCATAAATAAGTTGCGATACTAGTAATTGAAAATTTGATGCTTTTAGTTTTTGCATCATATAATTTGTAATTGCGTAGCGTTTTTGCAACAAGTTTTCGTTTTTATCGACAGCTTCCCACATAAACCATTTTTCAGATGGAAACAATGCAGCAAGATAGTTTGCGTGCAAGTTATCACGAATCTGCGTTAGTTTAGGCGTTACTGTAGAGTTTTTCCACGGCAACTTACTGTTACTAGTATTGCGTGTATCTGTTGCAAACAAATACTGACGTAACTCTTGTACATTATCACGCCACGTTGCTCTAGCATCATTCCAACGCACCCAGAGGTCGCTAATCTTGCTTGCTAGCAAATCATCATCTAAAGATACTTGTATATTTTCATTCATAGTGCTACACCACCAAATCTAGAATTAAAAGGAATTACATTCGATTTCCTACTCCACATACGAGTCATAGGTGCTTTACAAATCTCTATACAAGCTGCTACAGCATCTTTAACGTCATCGTGTTCAGGATTGTTCAAAATAAGTTCTTCTTCCAAAATTTGGCAGTTACCTCCTTTGTAGTGCCAAATCTGCCCATTGCTGTACCGAGGCTCAAGAATAGCTGCGATACGCTCCGCTTTGCTCATATTACGTGGAGGATTGTACTCATCAATGCTGAATGCAATTTGTTGTCCACGCATATACTCTTTAAACTGTTGTACAATAAGTCGCTGTGCAGCAACTACCTCACAACGTAGTCGTTTAAATTTCCACTTACGATATACTGCTTCTGCTTTATCATACATAACAGATATTTTATTAGTTTTAAATCTATCAATATCTAATATATAATAGTTATTATTTTCATCTACTCCAATAACAGCTATAACAGTATAGTCGGCAGTATTACTGACAGAATATGCAAAGTCCATAGAAGCATACACACTTAACATACTATCACCAATATACCACGCTCCACTAATGTTGTCAACTTGTTCCTTATTATAATATAAAAACCTACTTTTGTCAATAAGCTGAGTTTCTACAGCATTAGGATTATTGTAGTATTGTGCATAAAATTGTGTTACATCTAAGTATTTCGCTTTTTTTCTAGCCAGCTC